TGCTGCGAGTAACTTAGTTGGATATTGGCAGTGGGAAGGTAATGGTAACGCTACCGTATCAAATGATAACTTCACAATATCAGGTGGGTCAGCAATTGTAAATAAATAATATGAATTACTATATATTAACAGAAGAAGTATTTGAAACAATAGACAAAGATAATGTACATTTTATGCGTAAAAGTATAGATCGTACGGAAAGATTAGTTGCTACAACAGATTTAATAACTGATCGTGTTAGATCTTTTCAAACAATAGACACATGTTCTAGCTACACATTTACAAATCACACTGACTGGGTTGGTGATAATACTGGTATAGAGGTAGAAGAACTTGAGCAAGGAGGTTATATATCTGAAATAGATGATTAGTGTAATTATTCACTATTTTATGTGATATTATAACTAGATAAATAACAATAAATTAACTTAAATTAAATAAAATGGCAAAAAGAAAAACACCTAAGGTTAAAGACCTTAAAGTAAAAGCAGACAAATTAGAAGAACAAGAATTAGATAATCTACAGAGTTTAGTTAAAACCATAGATAATCTACACTTGAACATAGGTAGAACAAGAGCTGCAGAACACAGTATGCTACACACATTAGCTGGTAAACAAGACGAGGTAAAGCTTATGCAAGCTAATTTACAAGATAAATACGGAGACGCTGATATTGATGTAAGAACAGGGGAATTAAAATACAATGATGGACAAGCTGATTCGTAAAATATCTATAGGTAAAGATTATAAAAATGACGCCATGCACTATGCCGTTGGGCAAGAAGTGTATGGTGGTCATACTATCTGCGATATATTAGAAGAAGAAAGTAAGTATTCTATATTTATTAAAAAAGGCAGAGAAGTTATACCTTGGAAAGACTTTAACAAAAACATGGCTATATCCGTAGAGTATAATTTAGAGTATAAGTAATGCGAGGTATTTATACTTTTGTTGTAAAACCAAAAGGTGAAAGGTATAATAATATAAAAAAAGTTGGTGATAAAGAACTTATATTAAACACCGAAGTATCTCACTATCAATTTACAAACAGAGAAGCTATTGTAAAAGCTGTACCAATGGCTAAACTGACAGACATAAAGGTTGGAGACACAGTTATAGTTCATCACAATGTATTTAGAAGATGGCACAACCAATATGGTATTGAAAAAAATAGCGGAAGTTATTTTAATGAAGATGCTTATATATTAAACGAAGACCAAATATTTGCATATAATAATGGTAGTGGCTGGAAAGCTTTAGAAGGTTATTGCTTTATACAACCGTTAAAAGAAAATAACAAACTGCTTTATAAAGGTAGTGAAAAACTACAAGGTATTGTTGTTTACTCAGATGGTACTGTTGAAAAAAATAGTTTAGTGCAGTTTAAAGCTGTAGGTAAATATGAGTTTGTTATTGATGGCCAAAGGCTTTATAGAGTAAAATCAAATAAAATTATAATTAAATATGAATATCAAGGAGACGAAGAAGAATATAATCCAAGCTGGGCAAAGAGCAGTTGATGAATTAATCAAAGTTGCTAAAGAACCAATTGTAGACTCTGATGACGATATTAGTGCTGATAGATTAAAAAATGCTGCAGCAACTAAAAAGCTAGCTATATTTGATGCATTTGAAATACTTAACAGAATACAAGAAGAAGACAACTTGCTTCAAGGTAAAGAAACAGAACAAGACAAACCAAAGGTTTTTAAAGGGTTTGCAGAAGGAAGATCTAAATAATGTACGAGCAAAATTTATTTAAAGTAGTAGAACCTATAAAAAAAACTACTATAAACAGACTTAATAAAACTAAAAAGTGGAGATATGGTTACAATAAAGAACATGATATTGTGGTTATATCAAGAAATGGTCAAATTGGTGAAATACTTGAGATACAAAACTTTCAAATAGCATTACCAAAACAACCAAAAGATATATATGTTAACAAAGAAAAAAAGTGGAAACAGTTTGAATATCCAAAAGAATTAAAAAGGCTTAAAAATATATTTGACTGGAGAGCATATCCTGAAGAAAAAAAGTCACAATGGTTTGATTATATAGATGAAGAGTTTAACAGAAGAGATAATGGCTTTTGGTTTAATAACAACGGTATACCAACATATATAACAGGTACACACTACATGTATCTACAATGGAGTAAAATTGATGTAGGTGCACCAGACTTTAGAGAAGCTAATAGATTATTTTATATATTCTGGGAAGCTTGTAAAGCAGATAAAAGATGTTATGGTATGTGTTACCTTAAGAACAGACGATCTGGTTTTTCTTTTATGTCATCGGCTGAAACAGTTAACCAAGCTACAATATCAAGTGATGCAAGGTTTGGTATATTATCTAAAACAGGTGCAGATGCAAAGAAAATGTTTACAGACAAGGTGGTTCCAATTAGTATTAACTATCCGTTCTTTTTTAAACCGATTCAAGATGGTATGGACAGGCCTAAGTCTGAACTTGCTTATAGGGTTCCTGCAAGTAAGTTCACGCGTAAAAAAATTACTTCTAATGAAAAGCAGGAAGACTTGGCTGGACTTGACACTACTATTGATTGGAAAAATACAGGTGATAACAGTTATGATGGAGAAAAACTTCAGTTGCTAGTACATGATGAAAGTGGTAAATGGGAAAGACCTGATAATATATTAAACAACTGGCGAGTTACAAAAACGTGTTTAAGGTTAGGTAGTAGAATTATAGGTAAGTGTATGATGGGTTCAACATCAAACGCTTTAGACAAAGGAGGTGATAACTTTAAAAAACTATACAATGCATCAGACGTTACTAAACGAAACCGTAATGGACAAACAGCTTCTGGTTTATATTCTCTTTTTATCCCAATGGAGTGGAACTACGAAGGATTTATTGATGAACACGGATGTCCAGTCTTCGATAGTCCGGATCATGATGTCTTCGACCCACATGGGGAATTAATAGACGTAGGTGTTATAGAGAACTGGCAAAATGAAGCTGACGGTTTAAAAAACGATCAAGACGCTTTAAATGAATTTTACAGACAGTTTCCAAGAACTACTGAGCATGCATTTAGAGATGAAACTAAAAATAGTATATTTAACTTAGTTAAATTATACGAACAAATAGATTATAACGAAGAACTAGGAAGAACTTTAGGTTTGTCAACTGGTAGCTTTCAATGGGTAAATGGTGTTAAAGATACTCAAGTAATGTTTTATCCAGATCCAAAAGGTAGGTTTAAAGTTAGTTGGATTCCACCTCAACATCTTCAAAACAACGTTATAATTAAAAACGGAATAAAATATCCTGGTAACGAGCATGTTGGTGCTTTTGGTTGTGATAGTTACGATATATCAGGAACTGTAGATGGTAAAGGTTCTAAAGGTGCTTTACATGGTCTGACTAAGTATTCAATGGAAGACGCACCACCAAGTCAGTTTTTTTTAGAATATATAGCTAGACCACAAACAGCTGATATATTTTTTGAAGATGTATTGTGTGCGCTAGTATTTTATGGAATGCCAATGCTCGCTGAGAACAATAAGCCTCGTTTGTTGTATTATTTACGAAGAAGAGGTTATAGAGGTTACAGTATGAATAGGCCTGATAAAATATGGAATAAACTGTCTGTAACGGAAAAAGAAATAGGTGGTATACCTAACACCAGTGAAGACATAAAACAAGCTCACGCTGCAGCTATAGAGATGTATATACAAGAAAAAGTTGGAGAAATAGCTGAAGGCAAATACGGTTCAATGTATTTTAATCAAACATTAAATGATTGGGCTAAGTTTGACATAACCAAACGAACCAAATATGATGCATCGATAAGTAGTGGTTTAGCAATTATGGCATGTAATAGACATTTGTATAAGCCTAATCCTAAAATACAAAAAGCACCATTAAACATAAGTATCGCAAAGTATAACAATAAAGCAGGACATTCAAAAATAATTAAACAATAATATGGCAGAGTCTGTACATAAAAATTTTCCTTCTCAAGTTGTTAGTGATTTAGAAAAGATTACTAATAAGTATGGTTTAGAAGTGGGTAAGGCTATCGAATCAGAATGGTTTGATACCGCTGGCTCTCACAGATATTCTCATACTAATAGAAAATTTCATAACCTTAGGTTGTATGCGAGAGGTGAACAATCAATACAAAAATATAAAGATGAGTTATCTATTAACGGTGATTTATCTTATCTTAATTTAGACTGGACACCAGTACCAATTATACCTAAGTTTGTAGATATAGTTGTAAATGGTATGGCTGGTAGAACATATGATATAAAAGCATATTCACAAGACCCTTACGGTGTTGCTAAAAGAACAGAGTATATGGAGTCGATATTGAAAGATATGCGAACTAAAGAGTTTAACGATCAAGCTAAACAGCAGTTTAATATGGATCTTTACGAAAATGATCCAGAAACTTTACCAGAAACACAAGAAGAGTTAGGTTTGCATATGCAACTAACATACAAACAAGAGGTTGAATTAGCTAATGAGCAGGCTATAAATGTTTTAATGGACGGTAGTAAATATGACTTAACAAGAAGAAGATGTTTAGAAGATTTAACAGTATTAGGTATAGCAGCTACAAAAACAAGTTTTAATTGGTCAGAAGGTGCAAAAGTTGAGTATGTTGATCCTGCTAACTTAATTTATTCTTACACAGACTCACCTTATTTTGATGATATATACTATGTTGGTGAAGTGAAAGAAATACCTATAAATGAACTTGTAAAAGAGTTTCCTCACTTAACGCCAGAAGATTTAGATAATATAAAGAAAAGATACGTTAGAGAAAACCATACTAAATATCAAAGACACGGTAGTTCTGATAAAAACAAAGTATCTTTATTATATTTTAACTATAAAACGTACATGAATGATGTTTACAAGGTTAAAAAATTAAGTTCTGGAGCAGAAAAAGCAATAAAAAGAGATGATACTTTTAAACCACCTACTGATGCTTCTGATTATTCTAGAATATCAAAAGCTACAGAGTGTTTATTTGAAGGTGTAAAAATAGTAGGTACTGAGTATTTGCTAAAATGGCAAAAAGCTGACAACATGATGAGGGCTAAAAGTGATTTTAATAAAGTTAAAATGAATTACTCTATAGTTGCTCCAAAAATGTATAATGGTAAAATAGAATCTATAGTGAGTAGAGTAACTAGCTTTGCTGACATGATACAGCTTACACATTTAAAAATACAACAAGTGTTATCACGTATGGTGCCAGATGGTGTTTATTTAGACGTTGATGGTCTTGCTGAAGTTGATCTAGGTAATGGTACAAACTATAATCCGCAAGAAGCTTTAAATATGTTCTTCCAAACAGGTTCGATAATTGGTAGATCTTTTACGGGTGATGGTGACCAAAACCCAGGTAAAATACCTATACAAGAAATATCAAATGGACAAGGAGCTGGAGGTAAATTACAAGCGCTTATAGGTAACTATAACTACTACTTGCAGATGATTAGAGATGTAACCGGTTTAAATGAAGCTAGAGATGCTTCAACGCCAGATTCTAGATCATTAGTAGGTATACAAAAACTAGCCGCAGCAAATTCAAACGTAGCAACAAGACATATACTAGACGCATCGTTATTTTTAACTGTAGAAACCGCAGAAAAAATATCACTTAGAATATCTGATATTGTAGAATACTCACCAACAAAAGATGCTTTTATACAAGCTATAGGTGCGCATAACGTTGCTACATTAAAAGAAATGTCTGAATTACATTTGTATGACTTTGGTATATTTATAAGTTTACAACCTGACGAAGAAGAAAAGCAAGTGTTAGAAAACAATATACAAATGGCGTTACAGCAAAAGTTAATTGATTTAGACGATGCTATTGATTTACGTGAAATTAAAAACATTAAGATGGCAAACCAAATGTTAAAAATACGTAGAAAAAAGAAAGCTGATAAAGAACAAAAGCTAGCAGAGAAAAATATGCAAATGCAGTCGCAGACAAATCAACAAGCTGCACAAGCCGCTTCTCAAGCTAAAGTGCAAGAAAAACAAGCCAACGTACAATCTGATATAGAGCTTGAAAAAGCTAAAACAGAAATGAAAATACAATACCTAAAAGAAGAAGCTGCATTAAAAAGACAACTTATGGATCATGAGTTTGAAATTAATCAAAAGTTAAAAGGCATGGAATCAGATGCTAGAATGAAAGGTGATGCAATAAAAGAAGATCGTAAAGATCAAAGAGAGCAAAAGAAATTTGAATCAGCTGGTAATGACTCTATGGGTCAAGGTATAGATTCAAGTGGCTTAACAAGTAACTAATTATTTAATATTATTATATCATGGAAGAAAACAAAAAAGTAGTCGAAGAGGCTACACAAGAAACTGTAGAGCAAACTACAGAACCTCAAGTTGAAGAAAAACAAGAAGAGTCACCAATATCATATAACGAAGATGGTGATATAAAAATAGATTTATCAAAAATACCAAAAGAACCAAAACCAGAAGAAAATGAAACCACAGAAACAGAAGAAGTTGCAGAAGATAACACTGTCGACGAGGGAGTGGTTGGAGTCAATGAAGATGCCAATGCCCCAGAAGAACAAAAAGAAGTACAGCCGGAAACAGAAACACAGGAAGATGAATATATAGATGTTCCAGAAGGTGTTGAAAAATTAGTTCAGTTTATGAACGAAACCGGTGGAGATATAAATGATTACGTAAGACTGAATACAAACGTAGACGAAATGGACGATTCAGAAATATTAAGTGATTATTATAAAAAGACAAAACCTCATCTTAACGCAGAAGAAATTAACTTTATGTTAGAAGATAGATTTTCATACGATGAAGATACTGCGGAAGATAAAGAAATAAAAAGAAAAAAATTAGCCTTAAAAGAGCAAGTTGCTGAGGCTAAGTCCTACTTAGACGGGCAAAAGTCTAAATACTATGAAGAAGTTAAAGCTGGAAGTAAGCTCACTAACGAGCAACAAAAAGCAATTGATTTTTTTAATAGATATAGTCAGGAAGAAAAGCAAAATGAAGAAGTTGTAAAAAATCAACAACAAACATTTTTAAACAAAACAAATAAAGTTTTTGAAAACTTTGATGGGTTTGAGTTTAATGTGGGTGATAAAACGATTAAGTACAACGTTTCTGATGTAGATACTTTGAAAAACAAGCAGATCGATATTAACAATTTTGTTGGGAAGTTCCTAAACAAAGATTCAGTTATGGAAGATGCTGCTGGTTATCACAAAGGTCTATTTACCGCAATGAATCCTGACGCAATAGCTAAACATTTCTATGAACAAGGGCGAACAGATGCTGTAAAGCAAACAGTAGCCCAGTCTAAGAACATTAACACATCGAGAGAGTCTCATAAAGTTTATGAAGGTGAAGGAGGTATTAAGTTTAAAGTTTTAGGTGAAGGATCACATGATATGAAGCTAAGAATAAAAAAACGATAACTAAATATTAATTTAAACAATTTAAAATTATGGCTGTAACAGGTGTACCATCGGGCGGATATACTCCGGCACCGATGAAACAAACACTAGCGAGCGCGTACATTGATTTCGCAAACGCTGGAGCAAACAGTGCAAACTGGGCGCAACAATATTTACCAGATCTTATGGAAAAAGAAGCTGAGGTTTTTGGAAACAGAACTATCTCAGGATTTCTTTCACAAGTAGGAGCTGAAGAGTCTATGACTGCTGATCAAGTTATTTGGTCTGAGCAAGGTAGATTACATTTATCTTATAAATTAGTAACTGGTGCTAACAACGTTGGTTTATTAAGATTAACTATGACGAGCGCAACTGATGTTGATGGAGTTTCTGTTGGTAACTCAGGTCTTGATCACGGTATTCGTCCAGGTGATATGTTATTAGTATCTGATGCTAACACTACTATTAGAGTATTTGTAGATGCTGTAGCTACTACTGGTGTTGCAACTATCGACTGTGATAGATATGATGGTGATGCTACTGGTAATACTAATTTATCAGGTAACTTATCTATATTAGTTTATGGTTCTGAATACGTTAAAGGTGCTATTGGAAGAGCTGGTGCTAACAAACCACAGTTCAAATCTAGAACTAACAAGCCGATTATATTAAAAGACAAGTATGAGATCTCTGGATCTGACGCTTCTCAAATTGGTTGGGTTGAAGTTTCTGGTGAAGAAGGACAAAATGGTTACCTATGGTACTTAAAAGCTTCTGGTGATACTAAAGCTCGTTTCAACGATTACTTAGAAATGGCATTATGTGAATCAGTAAAAGCTACTACTATTGCTAACACTAACTCTACGATTACTGGAGCTGCTGGTGCAATTAATGGTACTGAAGGTTTATGGGAAGCATTAGAAACTAGAGGTAACATATCTAACGCTTTAGATGGAGCTTCTCCTTCTGCTGCTTTAAATGAGTTTGATGACATTATTGACGAGCTTGACGCTAACGGTGCAATTGAAGAAAACATGTTATTCTTAGACAGAAAGACTTCTTTATCTTTAGATGATATGTTAGCTGGTATTTCTGACGGTGCTCAAGGTGGTACTTCTTTTGGTGTATTTAACAACGAAGAAGATATGGCATTAAACTTAGGTTTCTCTGGTTTTAGACGTGGATCTTACGATTTCTACAAGTCTGATTTCAAATATCTAAATGACAAGTCTACAAGAGGATTAATTAACTCTACAGATTCAACTAACGCTATTCATGGTGTTATGATACCTGCAGGTGTATCTTCAGTTTATGACCAATCATTAGGAAGAAATCTAAAGAGACCTTTCTTACATGTAAGATATAGACAATCTAATATGGAAAGCAGAAAGTACAAAACTTGGACTACTGGTTCGGTTGGTGCTACTACTTCTGATTTAGATGCTATGGAGATGCATTTCTTATCTGAAAGATGTTTAGTTGTACAAGGAGCTAACAACTTTGTATTACTAAAAGGATAAGCAACACTTTTTAAAAGAACCGGGGCTTCGGCCTCGGTCCTTTTATTTTTTATTAACTTATATTATATTATATTATGGCAAAAAAACAAGAAACAGAGGTGGCTGTAGAAACTCCAGTAATGGAAGTACCACCGGTTGTAAACCAACCAAAAAGAAAAGAACCAACTACTAAAGTAACTGAAGATGGTTGGGAAATAAAAGACAGACGTTACGTATTGTCTAATAATAAAACTCCGTTGTCATACTCAATGAGAACAAAAGAGCTTTACTATTATGACGAAGAAAAAGGTTATGAAAGAGAGATTCAGTATACTGAAAATCAAAACACACCTTTTGTTGAAGAATTTAAAGGACAAGTTAGACCTGGTAGAATAGTTTTTAGAGATGGCGTTATGTTTGTACCAAAAGAAAAAGTAAACTTGCAAAAGTTTTTATCTATTTACCACCCACAAGCTGGTAAAACTTGGTACGAAGTTAAACCTGTTCAAAAAGCAACAACAGAGTTAGAAACTTTAAATTTAGAAGTTGATGCGATGATAGCTGCTAGAGAATTAGATATTGATATGATCGAAGCAATAATGAGAGTAGAAGTTGGCTCTGCGGTATCTAAGATGACTTCTAAGGAGCTTAAACGAGATGTACTCGTATTAGCTAAACAACGACCTGTTTTGTTCTTAGAGCTATGTGCTGATGAAAATATTCATCTTAGAAATATTGGTATAAAAGCCGTAGAAAGAAACGTTATACATTTATCTGATGACCAAAGAACATTTACTTGGGCTTCAACAAAAAGAAAGTTAATGAACGTTCCTTATAACGAACACCCATATTCAGCTTTAGCTGCTTGGTTTAAGACTGATGAAGGTATGTCAGTTTTACAATCAATTGAAAAACAATTAAAGTAAAAACCTTGTAGGAGCAGTCGCTCTTCGGGGCGATTGCAAACTACAAAATTAAAAATACATGGCGAATTTAAGCATAAATATAGATACAGTATACCAAAGAGTGTTAGCATTGGCTAACAAAGAACAAAGAGGCTATATCACGCCACAAGAATTTAACTTGCATGCTAATCAAGCTCAGATGGATATATTTGAGCAATACTTTTATGATTTAGCAGCAAAAACAGCTCAAGCACAAAGGTCTAACGACCCTCAAAACCCAGGTGTAAACAACGCTTTAACCCCTGACTTTGGAGATAGCGTTAATATACTTAGAGAAAAACTATCTATATATAAAGGAACAGACGTTGCTTTAACATATGTAGCTGCAAACAAATCTTATGTTTTACCAGCGTTAACAGCTAGCACAATATATAGAACTGGACGATTGTACTATTCTGGTACAGACGGATCGTCAATCCCAATAAAACTTATTGAACAAACAGACATACAGTCTATACACGATATGTACCGAGCTAAAAGCAATAGTAGGTGGCATATAGCTGATGATCCTGACTTTTTTTATACTGAGAATCTTGATGGTAGTTTCACGCTGTATAAAGAGGACACTAGCCCACCTACTCCAGTACAAACAGCTAGTCAATTAAAAGTTGAGGTTATAGCAACAGTACCACCAACAGTTAAGTGGGGTTATGTAGTTGTAAATGAAAAAGCATTATATGATGCTACAACTTCTGTAAACTTTACTATGCACAGATCTGAAGAAACTAATTTAGTAATAAAAATATTAGAACTAGCTGGTATAACAATTAACAAACCGGGATTAGTACAAATAGCTTCAAATGAAGAACAGCAAAATGATGTACAAACAAAATAATAAGACATGCCAAATAACTTAATAACATTAACACATAATCAATACTATTCTGGAACTAGCGGTGCTCAGCTTGATGGTGATGGCGTTCAGGGTAGTTATCAGTTTATAAAGGTAACTGATTTGATAAACGATATAATGGCTACTTACTGTCAGCTAGATAAAATGCTAGAAGGCACTAGACTTTCAGATGTTACATATCACACTCATAGAGCTGTGCAAGAGTTAAGCTTTGACACGTTCAGATCAACTAGAGATATGGAAATAGAAATACCACCATCTTTAGTAATGGCTTTACCACATGATTTTGTTGGTTATACAAAACTTGTTTGGAAAGATGACAGCGGTGTAGAGCACACTATAATGCCTACAAGATTAACAAGTAATCCAGACGCATACTTACAAGACTCTAACTATAGAATTACTTTTGACGGTTCCACTAATGAATCTTTGTTAGCAAGTGATTCAGATACTTGGGATGCTTTCAAAACTGCTTCTAGCCAAAATGTTGTACAAAATAATTCCTCAAGATTTGATGATACTGATATTTACGATGATGTTACAGGTAAAAAATTTGGTGGTTCACCAGAGCACATGAATATAAACGGAACTTTTTACATTGATTATTCAAGAGGAAGAATACATTTTAGCGGTAATTTAGTTGGAAAAACTGTGACCTTAAAGTATATAAGCGATGGAGTTGGAACATTACAATCTCATACAGGTGTTTTTGAGTCAACACCAAACGTACAAGATGATTTTATAGTTCACAAATTTGCTCAAGAAGCTTGTATAAAACATGTTTTATATGCGTGTATGCAAGGTAGAAAAAATGTAGATTACAATATGTTGCAAATGCTTAAGAAAGAAAAATTTGCAGAAACTAGAAAAGCAAAAATAAGATTATCAAATATAAAAATTGAAGAGATTACTCAAGTATTAAGAGGCAAATCTAAATGGATTAAACACTAAAATATCGCATGGCTGAAATCAAAAGAAATTTTTCTGGAGCAAAAATGAATAAAGATATGGACGAGAGGGTTTTGCCTCCTGGTCAATATCGTGATGCTTTAAATATTCAAATATCTACATCAGAAGGAAGTGATGTTGGGGCTTTACAGACTTTACTTGGTAATACAGAGCTAAGTAGCAATATTGTTCCTGATGATTATTGTACTTGTGTTGGCGCTATGCCTTTGCCTGAAAAAGATTTAATATACTATTTTGTAGCTGGTGGTGGTCATAGATATTACAGACCTTTAATTAGAAAAGATTATATAATAGAATATAATACAGTGTCTAATACTTTTAGATATGTTTTTGTAGATATATATAATGTACAAGAACAACAAGTTGGTGCAAATACTGCTGATAAATTTTTTGTTATAAGTGATAATGGTAGTGCAACAAATACAACTGGTGTTAGAGTTGGAATGCATATAACAGGTACGTTTGATGATGGTAGTACAACTACAACACTAACTTTAGCTGACAATGTTTTAGTAACAGACTTAATTAAAGTTTCTAATGGGTGGAGAGTTTATCACGATTACCAGTGGGATAACGGTTCTAATGGTGCTGCTATACCTGTAGGTAGTGGTCAAAACATTTATTTTCAATCAGAGTTTGCGGAAAGAGTTTTAAAGTTTAATGCTATAAGTAAAATAAACAATATTAATCATTTAGATGGTATGTTGTTTTGGACAGACGGAGTAACAGAACCTAAAAAAATACATATTGAAAGAAGTTTAAAAGGTACTGGTGGCACGCTGCAAGTTGTTGGCTGGGACGATAATAATTTTGGTAGTCATTCTAGTAACACAGGAAATCTTTTAGCACCTAGCATTCCATTTCCATTTGGTGATAATGCTAACTTTCACACGAGAAATGTTATATTAAACCCGAATACAGGTGCTTACCAAACTTGTTTGAACAGAACAAACGTAAGGCCTGAGTGGGCAAGAACACAAGATATAACAGTAATAAAAAAATCCCCTAAGTTTCCTTTAGAGTTAAGAATGCTAGAAGCTAGTGTTGATAGAGTTCCAGACTCAACAGTGTCAGTGCCAGAACCAGCAGCAAATGCAACTTTTGCAGATTCAGCATCATCGGTAAGTTGGGCTGATTCTAATGGTGAGGCATATGAAGAAGGTTTTGAAGTTACTGGTTTTACATTTAACAATCCTGTAGATTTTAGAATTGGTGACGTATTACTTTTTACAGACTCAACTAGCGTGCCTGTAGACTTTGATGAAGATGAAGTTTTAGTTAGAGTTAAGGTTATTGATGCACCGACAGGTATGCCTAACAATGGTGGGGATGTTGGTCCTTACTCGTTAGAGGTTATAAGTATTGCTGAAAATATATCAACAACTCCTACTATATGGAGATGTAGATTAGACGCACCACCACCTTTATTTGAGTTTAAATTTCCTAGGTTTTCTTATAGATGGAAATATACTGACGGTGAATATTCTACATTTGCACCTTGGACACAAGTAGCTTTTATACCTGGTGGGTTTGACTACGTTTGCAACAAAGGTTATAACCTTGGTATGACTAATAAAATGAAAAGTTTAAGATTAAAAAATTACTTTTCAGAATCTCACATGGTGCCAAATGATGTTATACAAGTAGATTTACTATATAAAGAAGATGGTAAAAACGAAATATACACTGTAAAAGAAATAACAAAAAAAGATGGTGCTCCACAATGGCCTGATACTGCAGAAAGCCAATACAATAGAGGTCAATATGATTTGACTTCAGAAATGATACATGCTATACTTCCATCTAACCAACTGTTAAGACCTTGGGATAATGTTCCAAAAAGTGCAAAAACTCAAGAGATAACATCTAACAGGTTAATATATGGAAACTACAAACAGAACTACGAGTTAGCACAAGACTTAAAATTAGATATAGGTTTTGATCACTCTTATAAAGGCGTAACATCAAAGTCTTGTAAAACATTAAGAAATTATCAAGTTGGTGTTGTGTTTTGTGATACTTATGGCAGAGAAACTCCAGTACAAATACCAACAAAAAGTAGTAGTATTTCTTTAGATAAAAAATGGTCTACTTATCAAAACTTATTAAAGGTTAGGGTAAACTCTTCTTCATCAATACCTAGCTGGGCAGAGTATATGAAGTTTTATGTTAAAGAATCTTCTAATGAATATTACAACTTAGCTATGGACCGTTGGTACGATGCTGAAGATGGTAATATTTGGATTAGTTTTCCTTCTGCAGAAAGAAATAAAGTGCAAGAAGATACGTTTTTAATACTTAAAAAACAACATGATAGTGATACTGCCGTTTTAGAAAAAGCTAGATATAAAGTTATAGCAGTATCTGAAGATGCACCACTATATGTTAAAACAACTAAAAGAGTACACGGTTCTGTTCAAACTAACGTTCAAGGCACTGCAGCTGCCACTACCTTTCCAACAGCAAATGAAATATTAGTAAGCACTGGCCAGTCTGGTACTGGTTGGAACGCTGTTTTTGGATCAACTTGGATGACGGATGTTTATTCTAAAACCGCTAGAGGTAGCATGCAAGTTCGTCTTACAGGAACGTTTAACAATGACACGATTGCAACTGAGTGGGTAAGTTTAGTTTCTATTAGACAAGTTAGCACTAACCACGTTATTCGATTAGCATCTCCACTTGGCGATGATGCTCAAATGAATCAATTTGATGGAAGTAGTTCAAATAGTGGTGCTGGTAATATAATAAACCCAGCTGGTTTAGGTACCAACTCATCATTCCCTACATACAGGTTAGAAGTAAGAGAAAATGTTATAGAAAACAAAGCGGAGTACGACGGAAGATTTTTTGTAAAAATATATAGAGATCAAGTATTAGAGGATAATGTTTTAGTAAATGCAGCCGAACCTTCAACAGCGTTTAACATTGTTAGTAGTCACCCAACACGTCTTATTGCTGGTATTGGTGATAATGGTGATAGAAAACACCCTTCTTTACCAACTAACACAAGTGGTAATGCTGGAATATCTTACGCTAGATCTGGTAGTAATGCTTTTAGCTGGGACACTAATGCTAATTATTACGGAATGAGTGATAGTTTTAATGCTAGCTACCAAATGGGTCACTCTGACGCTAAAGCTAGAACTAAAGATTATTGGCAAAACATGCCTGCACACGGTGAATGGTTTATCGACGCTTGTGGACATGGTAATGGTCCAAACTTTACTAGCGGTAGTGGTTTTCACCCTAACAGCGAAACCAATAACAATGGTGTACACCCTTCTCACTCAGATATAAATGGTACTGGTAGAGGCGGTATAAGACATTATTCAGATCGTACTAGAATATACTGGGGAATAAGAAGACACGGTAGTAGTGTTAGCGACTTAGGTAGTCAAAACGCTGCGGATTTTTATCAAGCAATGAGAGCTGCTGGTACACTTTTTAGATGGAGAAATGATCCAAATAGAGTTGTATATAGGGTTTTAGGAAGTGTAGGCCATAGAAATATAAACAATTACCAGCAAGGAAGCTACAGTGCAGGATCTAGAAAAAGAAGACAATTTGTTCAAGACATTGTTATTAATGAAACTGGTTTACCTATGGATGTTGCCGCTTGGGATCCAATGAGTGCTGTTATGCATGACGGTTATAGTTCTACGGTTATTGATATTGTATCTCCCGATACTACTTTTGGCTCTGACTCAAGTGAGTTTTCTACTGAAAGTCCTGCTATATGGGAAACTGAACCAAAAGAAAATGTAGATGTAGATATTTATTATGAAGCTTCTGGTGCAATACCATTAAATGTAACACACAGAAACAATGAGTTGTTAATACCTTTGTTTTCAACTTTTGAAACAAGAGACGATAGTGGTCTTTGGCATGAAGACGCTGATGGGGAAAGACAGGTTTATAAAATAACAGCTGTTAACCAGCCTTCAGACCAAGACTTAACAAAAATAACGGTATCACCACCTTTAGTAGGAACTTTAGACCATGATCAGTATATTAAAATATATAAGTATGATGGTAGTTATTCTGTTTTATATGTATCTAAATCAACAGCAAATCCTTATGCAATTGGTGATCAAGTTATTGAAGTTGTAACAGGTAAAACACCTACTAACAAACGAGCTCCATTTGGTTATCAACCTTGGAGAGCACCTCATCACCAACCACAATATTTAGGTTGGCATAACTGTTACTCATTTGCAAATGGTGTAGAGTCTGACAGAATTAGAGATGATTATAATGCAAACACTATTGCTAATGGAGTTAAAGCGTCGACAGTTCTAGCGACGCCTTATGCTGAAGAACATAGAAGTAGTGGTTTGATATGGTCAGGTATATTTAATTCAACAAGCGGTGTTAATAATTTAAACCAATTCATACAGGCAGAACCTATAACTAAAGATCTTAGCCCTAGACATGGTTCAATACAAAAACTTGTTAGTAGAGATACAGATACTTTTGCTTTTTGTGAAGATAAGGTTTTGAGAATGTTAACAAATAAAGACGCTTTGTTTAATGCTGATGGCAACTCAAACGTAACATCTACAAACAATGTTATTGGGCAAGCAACTCCTATAAATGGTGATTATGGAATATCAACAAATCCAGAATCTTTAGCGGTAACACCTTTTGGTATGTATTGGGCAGATCAAATGAGAGGTCAAGTGTTGGTTTTAGAAGGAGGTATGTCTATAAAAAGTATATCTGACATAGGTATGAAAGATTATTTTAATGATAATCTTGAAAATTTATCAGAATTAATAGGTACTTATGATGAAAAGAAAAATGAATATAACTTAACCTTAGCTAATAGAATAAGTAGACATCAGCTTAGACCAAAAACTACAACAATTAGTTATAATGAAATAACAAGTGGTTGGACGAGTTTTAAATCTTTTGGCCCAGAAGCTGGTGTTAGTTTAAATAATCAGTATTACACATTTAAAGAAGGTAGTATATGGAAACACCACACTAATGCCCTTGCAAATAATTTTTATGGCACTCAGTATTATTCTGACTTTACATTAATATTTAATGATCAACCTGGTTCTGTAAAAAGCTTTAACACTATAAATTATGAGGGTACTCAAGCTAGAATAACAGCTAACTTAGGAGACTCGCAATACTATAACTTAGTAGCTAAAAGTGGTTGGTACGTTGACAACATGCATACTGACTTGCAGGAAATTGACGATGTAGAGTTTAAGGATAAAGAAGGTAAATGGTTTGGTGTTTTAAGAGGCACTGCTACTGAATTAAGTAATTTAGATGAAAAAGAATTTTCTGTACAAGGTTTAGGTAGTGCAAGTAATGTTACTAACACTGGTACTCCCGCAACACAATATAAAATAGAAGTTCACGCCCACCCTTCAAACGCTGCAGGAAGTGTAAACTGGGATTCAAGCGGTGCTGACGCTGATTTTAAATATATTTCGTACAATACTTGGCCAGCTGCAGCTGGTTCAACTGTTACACAAGCTAATGGTACTGAAAACGCTTCAAGCACTTATATTGACAATTTAACTTATGACTCTGTAAGTGGTCTTTACACTTACTCAGGCTTAGATTTAGATGCTGCAGATTTTAGTGTGCCTGGTGGCACAGTCACAACAAGTGGTAGTGGTAACTCAACTGTTTATATTCATACAGCTGCTGGTGGTTGGAATGCTGACGCTGGTATTACTAAGGTGGAATTTACAAACCAAGGTATTGCAAAAGATCCAGCCAACGTTGTAGAAGCTAAAGCTTATTACTCATCTTTTACAATGCCTAGTAGTGATTACAACTTACACTTTGACATTGATGTAGCTGCAACTCCTACTAATGGTAAAATACAAAGAGATGCTTGCTTGTATGTTAGTTATGAAGAACACGCTTCTGATAATGTTGTTATAGTACCTAGCTCACCAGTAACTAATATATCTAGAACTGATAACGTTGTGTTTCTTCCAGGTGCAACAAACACATCTTCAGACAAATGGTCTGGCGTTGTTACTCAAGGTTCTCCAACTAAAATAGCTGAATACACAATAACAGCTAGCTCTAATTACTACTTATCTGTACAATCAGGTGGTGGTGGAGTAGATGTTGCTTGGAATAGTAGATTAGCAAACGCGGCTTGGGAACCTTATTATAGCTGGAACGTTGTAGATACATATTACACTTCAACTGGTAACACCACGTTAATAGAAAAATCGGTTATAGAAATATATTACACACCACCAGAAAATGTGTTTGGGTTAGATCCTGACCCACCATCACCAGAAGGAGGTTTTTGTGCATGGCTTCATGACATTAGATTTTCTTATTTAGCTAGAAGCTTGACCACTAACAACAAAATAAAAAGAGTTACTAACATTTCTACAGATAAAGCTGTTGTTGGTCCTGGAGATACTGTTCTTTTACAATATGACAGTACTGGTTACACAATTCCAACCGATGTTAATGGCTTTGCTTACTGTATGATCGTAAAGTTAAATACAGCTGAAAATGGTATAACACATGCTTATAGATGGGACACGCAAGCTTGGGTCGCAACAACAGATCTAAACGGCAACACTGGTCCGCACGGTATTGGTAATTATACTACTGGAGCAGTAGCTAGTACTCCTCCATTTACAACACCAGCTACACAGGGCCAAATAAGAAACAACTATAGACTTGCTATGAACTTTCATATTGTCCCGCCACTTAATGGTACTGTTTTTCAACCTATAACAATGCCTCTTGATGCTAGTGGATTTGCTGTTGGAAAATATTGTACGTTCATGGAGGGTGGTGATTTTACAGGAACAGCAAACAACATAGCTTTAGATGCTGCTGTACCAACAAATATAAATACTAATGTCGGTAGTAGTTGGGAAGTTATCGGTAACACTGGAGCAAATATAATAAACGGAAGTATGTCAAATGTAACCTCCGCGGGAAGTAACGTTGCTATAACATCCGGAAGAAGCCTTACAGCTATTAGTGCTTCACAAGAATTAGACTTTAACTTTACATTTACATACGCAAGAACTGGTAGTAGAGTTTTAACTTTAGTTAGACAACCTAGTGGTACAGATTTTACAGGCCACGATATTGAACATAACGCTTCAGCTTCAAATGCCGGTACAATTATAAACATGGCAGATACTACTGGAATTAAAGTTGGAATGTATGTTGAAGATGTTGCTTTTACAAACAACGAAAGCTCTAACAACTTATTTAAAACTGGAACATCAATAGTTACTGCTGTTGGTGTAAACGACTCTGTTACACTTAACAATGCTCATACTGGTATAGCTGGAGGCACGGCATTAAGATTTTTTAGTGACTGGCAATATGATTTTATAGGTGTTAAAGCAACTACAGACAATGATGTTACAACACAAGTAACTGTTACTGGAACTGTAAGAGTAAGACAGTATGGTAAAGCTACGCCAAGTGGAGACATAACATTACAACCTAGTAACTTTATAACAACAACATAATATGCCAACAACAATAACATTTACTAATCCTTTAAACGTTTCTTTACAAATAGGCGACACAGCTTATTATGTTCCAACTGGTAATTCAGGTGGGTTTAAAATAAACTCGTCTAGTGTAGTAGAGATAGGTGTTGTAACTGCTATAAACCAAAGTACAAACGTTATAACAATACAAACCCAAATAAACAACCCACCAAGTGGTGCGTTTATATTGTTTAGCAAAGACAACAAGGCAAATTTAAGTTCAGCGCTAGGTTATTTTGCTGAAGTTAAGTTTAGAAATAGCTCTACGGTAACTTCTGAGCTGTTTAGTGTTGGTATGGACATATTTGAAAGTAGTAAATAACGCGAAAAAAGTGTGATTATTTAAGTATAATTAAATTAAATATGAATAAAGATATTAAATTATCTTCACGAGAGAAAATCTTAGATTTTCAAAAGGTATTAATATCTGAATCTGATGGGGTAAATGTTGTTACACATCAAGACTCAGATTTATTTCCACTTAAACACACCTTTGCAGATGGTATATATGTTAGACAAATGTCTATGAAACCTGGATCAGTTGTTGTTGGTGCAATACACAAACATTTACATGTTTGGTTTTTATTAACCGGACACATTTCAGTTGCAACAGAAGACACTACAGAAGATTACATCGCGCCTTGTTATGTTGTTGCTACTCCAGGAACAAAAAGAGTTATATATGCAAATGAGGAAAGTATATTTGTAAACATACATAAAAACCCTACAAACTCCCAAGACATAAGTTGGTTAGAAAAAGAGATTGTAGCAAAAGATTTTAAAGAATATGAAGAATACATTAATAAAAATAAATAAGATATGAGTTTTTTACTAGTAGGTGCGGCTGCGGTTGGCGCTGGTGCTGGTATAGCTAAAGCTATCGGTGGTTCTAAAAGAAGAAAAGCCGCTGAAGCAGAAGCTCAAGCAGCTAAAGCTGAAATAGATCAAAGAAAATCACAGTTTGCTCAACTTGACACTAGCAATCCTTTTGCCAACATGGAGAACAAAATGGAAGACCTGTCAGTCAATACACAGGAAGCTGAGTTCATGAAAGCACAACAACAGCAAAACCAAGCAAACATACTTAATCAATTAAAAGGATCTGCAGGTAGCTCTGGTATAGCTGGCTTAGCACAGACGCTAGCTAACCAAGGTTCTATGGACGCGCAAAAAGCATCTATATCTATAGGTAAACAAGAAGCTAACAACCAAATGATGGAGCGTCAAGCTGCTTCACAAATACAAGGGCAAGAAAGACAGGGTGAAATTATGTCTAGAGACATGGAAAGAAACAAAGTGTCAAACCTTATGGCTATGGCTAGTGCTGATCTTGAGGCTGCAAACATGAAAGAGCAAGCGGCTAACGATCAAATGTGGGGTGGTATAACTGATGTTGCAGGCTCTGTATCTAGCTTAGTAAACCCAGCAAGCCCAACAACAATGAAATCACCTTTAAAAGCAGTTGATACTGGTTTAATACAATCTTATAGAGCTGGTGCATTATCTGGTGTAGATAGAAAAGCTGGAACTAGAGCTGATGGCATTTCTAAAGTAGTTAAAGATTTTGCTACAGACTTAAAAGCAAAAAAAGAAGAAATAAAAAAAGAAAATGCTATTGCTAAAAAAGAAGGTCAAGAGCTTTCTCAAGGTGTTTTAGATACCGCTGGCGCTTTAGGTGATAATGTTTTTGACGCGTTTAGCGTTAACATAAAAGATTATCAATCTCAGTTTGATCAAGCTGTTTTAGATGGCGACAAAGATTTACAAGCAAAACTAAAAGGTAATATGAATAACTTTGCTGCAGAAGCTGCTAACTTGAAAGATTTACGCATGGATATTGCAAAAACTTTCGATACTAAAAGTGCAGACGGATCAGCTTCACCTAATTTAATTAAAAATTTAGACGCCGAGAGTCAAGGTGTTTTAAAAGCAATGCTAGACCCAAGTGCTAAAGTAGGTTCAAAAATGGTTGATGGTAAAGTTGTAACAACATTTGAATACAACGGTAAAGAATATACTAGGTCTGAAATAGAGCAAAAGTTATATGATTCAAGAGAAGACGTTGTATCTATAAACAATGTTCAAAAAATTAGAGAAGGAATAAAGAACAAAGCTTTAGAAGATGTTGCTATTAGTGCTGGTGATACAGATTACAAACAAGACTTTGATAAAGAAAATACTAAAAATCAAGTTACAAAAACATTAAGAGATGGTAACTTGGTTTCTTTAATGAACGACGATGTGCTTGGTAATGGTAGAAGTTTTCTAGACGATCTAGCAACCTCACCTCAATTAAACAATATATCTTACCAGTCTTTAGGTTTAAAAGCACCAGCCGGAGACGATGGTAATTTAAGTCCAGAAGAGTATGAAAAATTAAGTCCAGCTGATAAAGAAAAACTAATGGACGCTTTAACAAATAGAGAAAACGATAACTTTAATGAAGATGCGCTTGTTGATTTAATGGCTGATTACATTACACAAGACATCGAAAACAATTATAAAAAAATGATTGGTAGAGGTGTAGCTGCTGAAGACAAATCATTAGGTTATGCACAAAATGTACCAACCGTAGATGGTAAAGTTGATTATACTTCTATCTTAAACGAAATTAATAAAGAAAACAGCTAGTAAATGAAATTTGAATTAACTGATCAGCATAAAGCTGAAATGCAAAAAATAAACGACCACTTGTATGAAAAGAGGGTTCCTGGCGCTACTATACGTAAAACTTTAGACGAGTACGTAATAGACAAAAACAACGCGTGGGTTGCTGATCAGAATGCTTTAATTAAAAAACAAATTGAAGCTGATAGAAAATATAATGAAGCTATTCAAAAAGAGAGAGAAGAAGCTGAGAAAAAGAGACAAGCAAGGGTAGACAGCGCAAAAGGTCTAGGTAAAGAAGCAATGATTGCTGGAGAGCAAGTTGATGGCGATTTAGCAAAATTAGCTTTTGATGAAGGTAACTTTAAACCTTTTTTAGATAAAAACTCAGGTGAGCTTGTTGATTGGTTTGAAAAAAATTATTCTGGTCTTTTTGAAGGTGATTCAAAAGTTCAAATGCAAGCTCAGTCTGGTGAAATTGTTTTTACTATAGATGGTAAAGAAATAGAAATAGATTTAGATCCTGATATGTTTGATAATCCGGAGCTTTTTCTTAGCAATAAAAACGTAGACAAAGAGCTTCAAAAAGAATTAGGTTTAACCGGTCCAGAGATGCTAAACTATCAAAAGTGGATGCAGGTTAAAGAGTTAATGGATAACAGAACAGCTAATCAAGAAGAAATAGCCACAAGAGAGTATGGCTACAACTTACTAACTGGTGTAAAAGGTGATACTGATAAAGGTGGTGGTTTAATTACTGCTTTTGAAAAAGATGACTTAAATGGTGCTAACAACTTTTACCAAAACAATGGTGTTAACGTTTCGATACAAGCTGATGCAAGTGCTGGCAAGGGCAATGTAAATGGTTATTCTGTAACAAGAGACGGTGAGGTTGTGTTTAAAGGTAGTCCAGCTGAAGTAAAAAACTTTCTTGCAGATAAAAATACTTTTACAGATGATGAGAAAGATAAAATGGATAACGCTAAAGCTAACATAGCTAAGCGTGAAGCTGAGGCATATAAAAAAATACAAGAAAACAATGCGGCTATAGCAACAAGAGACGATGCTATCCTAGATTACGCAAAATCCCCAAGATCAAAAACAGACTTAAAAATTGTAACAGACGGTATGTCTGAAGAAGGTTATTCTATACTTGAAAAACACCTTAACACTGAAATAAAAGAAGAGAGACTTACGCAAGCTGGACCTAGAAAAGTTAGAATACCAGTTACTGTTGATGGTTGGGAAAAAACAAGATATGAAACTGTATTTAACGATGAAATACGAGAGCAATTGTCTGACGAAGATAAACTTATATTTGATCAAGCAAAAGAAAGAAGAGACAAACAAGCTGAAGGTTCAATAGACGAGCAACATCAGTTTAACTTAAAAAAATCTTGGGACGTATTATATAACAAACAAAACAGAGAAGGTGAACGTGATGTAGAAACTAATTGGTGGGCTGAAAGCAGAAAGTTTGATTTATACAAGCAGGGCGAACTAAGAAAACAAGCTGCAACTAAAATTGATGATAAGTACGTAGATAATCAGAAAAAAGTAGTTCAACAGTTAAAAAGAGCTAGAACAAATGCTCAAAAAGATGGTGTTGGAGTTGAAATGAAAAGATTAAAAGATGGTACTGTTGTATATGAAGCTTTTGCTAATAACCCAAACAATCCCGCTTTAAAATACCATCAAGAAAAGTTTAATGATATAGCTTCTAACGAGGCTATGTACAGTGACTTACATTTGCAAGAAAGAAAAGTATGGTCTAAAGAGTACATGACTTTCATGAAAGATAATCAAGATGACCAGCGTATAAACAAAATATTAACTAGAGAGAATGATCTTTCAAATATATTGTTAAACGAGTGGAGTAGTGGTTGGGAAAACATAGGTTATAGTATACCAGCTTTGTTTGGTAATAAAAATGCTATAACGATGCAAGCTAGTAGGTTAAATGGTAAAGAGTATTATGAGCAAGCTATGGATTACAAGACCGCTAAAGCAAGTGGTCAATTACGTAGACAAGGTCTTATAACTTTAGCTCAACAAGCACCAAATGTTTTATTAGCTGTGGCAACTCAAGGCGCTGCTGGTTTGGCGCTTGGTAGCGCTGCAGGTGCAACTACTATAGCTAGTGCTTTAACAGCAACTGCTTTTGGTGTTAATGCTGGTGGTAGTAAAAGAGCTGATTTAACTATACAACAAAACGCTGCTGAAAGTGCTAAAGAAGCAAGAGAAGAATTAATAGCAAATAAAGCTAACATATCACCTGAAGACTATTACAACAAAATGGCTTCGCTAGAACAAACAATTGCTCTTGGTGATATGACAGATAATCAAATAATAATGCAAGCATTAGCTAGTGGTTGTATTGAAGGTGGTATTGCTTTTGCTTTAGGTACAATACCTAACACTGCGAGCGCAGCCAGAGGTTTAATTGGTAGTAGTGCTGCTACTGACATAACAAAAGCTGTAACGCTTGGCAATACTGCTTACATTATGAACTCGCTTGGTGCTATGGCAACTAGAACAGCTGGTGAGGTTGTAGAAGAACTTGCTATACATTTTGGTGATGCTGCGTCTGAAGCTTTAATATTAAATAGAGATTTTGAATATGAAGGTTGGGAAGATGTAATTTTTAGTTCTATAATAACTGGTGGTACAATGAATGTACCTGGTGTTGCGGTACCAGCTATACATAAAAGATTTTTTAATGCTGACATAAATAATGCTAGAGCTAAGTATCAAAACTCTAAAAATAGAATGGAAGATTTATCTATGAAAATAGCTAGATCAACTGATGAGGTACAAAAAAATCTTTATAGAGAAGCTCTTGTTGTTGAATCAAACAAACAAGCTAGATTAACAAGTCAAAACGAAATTGCTACGTTGTTACTTGGAGGTAAAAAAATGAGCTCGTTAATGCGTAATGGTTACGTGTTAGATGGTATATATGCTGAAGCTGGTGTGATCGAAGGTGATAGTTACCAGATAAGAGAACAAAAAGTAAAACAACATGTGGAAAGTTTAGACGGTGAAAATAAAAAAGATTACGAAACTAGACTTAAAGACGCTTTAGATAATGACAAAAACATACTGGGTTCTATTGACTATACTGAAGGCTGGAAAGCTTGGGGACCAAGAGGTGAGGCTGTTCATGAAAACTTTTTAAAGACAGACTCTCGTTATAAAAAACTTTCTGATCAAGATAAAACATTAATGGTGCATGAAGCTATAAAAGCTGACATGAATAAAACATTAATAAATAGAGCTAAGAAAACTCCTGGTATAACAGAGATGATAGAGAATGATGTCTACGGTATGCCTTTTTCAATGGCTAAAAACAAGCAAGGAAAGAAAAGACAAAGAAGAGCTAAAAAAGCAGAAGATGCAGCTTATTTAAGAGCAGGTAGAGTGTTTGCCGCGATGACTGGTAATGCTATAGCTAAAAATACAGACCAACAAATTAATGCTGAAAAAATATTTGATTCTCAAAAAGGAGCTCCAAGAGTTGTTCAGGTAAGTGATAAAGGTTTTGAGTATGACATACGTAAGCTTGCGGCTGAAGAAAAGCTTAGTGAAGCAGAAATGTTAAACTTAGAAAGATTAATTGAAGAAGTTAGATCTGGAGAAACTAATGGTGCTTATTTAAACGGGCCAAACATATTGATAGCTGCAGATGCTTCGCAAGCTACTAAATTATTAAATCAAGAAAACCCAGCTTTTGAAGTTGGTACTGTATGGGCTCATGAAACTAGGCACGCTGCAGACACAAAAGCTTTTACACCACAAGAATTAGGTGTGTATACTCAAAACCTAGCTTTATGGATTAAAGAAAATGCACCACACATATATGCTCAAGCAATGTCAAGATTTGATAACATTGGTGCTGTAGATCCAAATATTAATTGGTTAGAGCAAGACACCGCTTTTCACATGGAGTTTGGTACTTACGTTGAAGATGCTATCGACACGGAAGGTGGTACTATAAACAACGGTATTGTACAGAAAAAGCTTGCTAAAGTAAAACCAACTATTGGTAAAAGAGCTAGAGCTTTAGTAAATGCAGATTTTGCTATAGACACTCCTGAAGCCGCTGCATACTATTTTAATGACTTTAGAAAAAACTTTCAGAAAGGTAAAGAAAGCCCAATGGCTAGAGCTAGAATAGAAGCTAGAAAAAGAAAAGGTATTCAAACTATTGGTGACCTTGGTATATTAAAGTCAAAATCTAATTTACAAGGTGTGTTAGATCAAAGAACAAAAAACAATCCTAAAAAATCAGACGTAGCAGCGATGATCTCGGATATGTTTATGATGGATTCTGACGGTGAATTTACATCAAACTCTAACAAAAGATCTGCTTTTGAAAGCGAGGTTGGTGGTATTATAGAAAATATAACTAAAAGACTTTATGATAGAATACCTGCAGAGCTAAAAAAAGGTTTATCAAGACAAGACTATCAACAAACATTATTAACTGATGCTGCTGAAATACTTATAAGAGAGTATGATCCATCTAAACAAAACATGGATAAGTTTTTAAGTAATAGACTTAACTTAAGAGCTAATAGCTTAGCGACAAGACTTGGTGTTAGTGATCAATTTTTAAATGATTTAGATACCGCTAACAGAGTTTTAACAGAAGATGATACTGATATTGATTTTGACGAAGAAGGAAATGTTTTAAGTCCTGAGACACCTTTTAGTGATGGTATGATGTTTACACCAGAACAATTAAAAAGTGTCTTAGATCACGTCCAGTTAAATCTAGGAGGTATTCTACCTAGTATTACAGCTGAAAAGGGTAAAAATGCTACCGTTAGTCCTTTGGTTGCAGCACTTAAGTCAGATTTTTATAAAGAAAAAAATCCTATACAACAAGCTATAGAAGCTGCAATGGGTAAAACACCAGCTGAGATAGAGATATGGTTAAAAACCCCTAAAAACAAAGCTCTTGTTTTAAAACACATGCCTACAACTTGGTTGGCTAAAAACTTACCTAAAGCTGTACAAAAGTTAGTTATACAGGAAGATGGTACAAAAGTATGGACTACTGATTTTAAAGGTAGAACTAAAGGAACAAAACCTGGTCAAGTAGATTTTTATAGATCAAGTGAAGTTGGGCCTTACAAAGGCATGACTGATGGTAAGCAAAAAATCAGACGTAATCCTAAAGCAATGACACAGGTTACTTCTATAGATATAATAAAAAAGTTTTTTAACGGCACAACAATGACAGAGCTTAGAAGAGGTGGTTTAGACACTTTAACTAGAGCAATGGCACAAGAAATAGGTCTAGAATCTTTTAGATCTCAATTAGTGGGAGACACTGATGTTGCTAAAATGTTTAAGTCAAGACAAGAGTTACTACATGGTGAGCTAGCTGACAATGCTGTTATACAAGCTATAGAACAAATTGAAAGAGGTAATGTATTAAAAAGTGATAGCCAAGTAGATAGAGCTTTATTAGTTAAAAACTATGATCAACAAGGAGTGACTAGTTTAGTAATGCCAATTGTTAGAAATGCTATTGCACAAGGTATTGAATCTGAAAACACTGATATAGAGCTTGCTATACTGGAAGCTCAATATCCTGGTTTAGGTAGTGTAGCAGAATTAATATTAGAAGATCTTTATGCGGGTAACGTAACAAGAGATAATGTAAAGTTTTTAGAACAGATAATAAATACTCCTGATATACCTTCTGAGTTAGCTGCTTTAATAAAACAAAAAGCTCACACGCTTAGAGGTAAAGATAAAAAACCAAACGCAAACGCAAGGCGTTATGCCGAAATGGTTAACACGCTAGTTAGCGATTATGGCATGGATAGAGGTTTTATTGATGCTTTAGGTGGTGATCTTGCTATATTAGGTTATTTTAATAGAGCTTTAGACGCTGCTAAAAATTCTGCCAAGTATGAAGGTCCTGCTCCTTTCTATTCAGACCAAGTAAAAAACAAAAGTAAACTAACTGATGATAACACCGGTTATGAATCATCAGATATAATACTAGCTAACAAAAAAAATACAAAGCTAAGAAAAATGTATACACCTTTGTTACATAGTAACGCGCCTATTAGTGAAAAACTAGCTGCATTAGAAAAAATTAAAGACACTATTAATAAAGCTAATATATCTAACATAGGTCATTTAAAATATTTTTGGGATAAAATAAACCAAGCTTATACAGATAATAAGATAAGTGATATTGACTTAGTAACACTTGCTCAAATACAAACAAACATTGTTTCTGGTACAAGAGCTTTGAGTGGTATAGATTACTTTATGTTTGGTAATTATATTGATAATACTAAATTTAAACTAGCTGAAATTGATGATAACTACGATACGTTTGTAGACAAGCTAAGCGAATATGATGATTATCAATTTGTTTATGACAGAAAGTTAGCCGAGGTAAGAAAAAACAATCCTAATATGACAGACGCTGAAGTTGAGCGAGCAGCAAATATAGCTACTTACAAAGGTCTTGTTGTTAAAGGCGAGCACATAGGTGCTTCTGCAAATACATCTGCTGATGTTATTACTGCTATCATAAAAGGAGAGTATGACAGTAATAAGTTTGACGCTATACACGAAGACCACACACAGTTTTTTGGTCCTAAATATGTAATGGATATTATAGACGTTTTAGGTCAAACAAGTAGATTAGGTCATGTTAGAATAACTCAAGGGTTAAAAGGTTTTCCTGATATACTAAAAAGAATATACCATGTTAGTGGTCAAAAGGCAGATGCTCGTGTTGCTGACATTGCAAGGGTAAATGATTTATTTAGTAGTAAAGAAGAAGTTGCAAACAAAACTAAATTAGGACAGCTAAACAATAGAGGTAGAACTTTAAAATCTGCAAATCGTAAAGGTATAAGTATTTTAGATTTTGATGATACGTTAGCCACGAGTAAGTCACTAGTTAAATTTACAAGAGCAGACGGTACAAAAGGTACATTAACACCTGCAGAGTACGCTTCTGAGTATGAAAGCTTAGCTGATCTTGGTTATACATTTGACTTTTCAGAATTTAACAAAGTTGTGAAAGGTAAAATTGCACCACTGTTTCAGAAAGCTTTAAAGTTACAAGAAAAGTTTGGTACCAACGATATATTTATATTAACTGCTAGACCTCAAGAATCTCAAAACGCTATACATAAGTTTCTAAAGGACAACGGTCTTAACATACCTATAAAAAACATAACTGGTTTAGGCAACAGCACAGCTGAAGCAAAAGCATTATGGGTTGCTGATAAAGCCGCTGAAGGTTATAATGATTTTTACTTTGCTGATGACGCTCTTAAAAATGTACAAGCTGTTAAAAATATATTAGATCAATTTGATGTTAAATCAAAAGTTAGATTAGCATATTTAAAAAGTGATAAGCAGGCTAAGCTCAATGAAATAATAGCAAGAACTCAAGGTATAAAAGAGTACAAAGAATACTCTGCTGCAAAAGCCTCGTTAATAGGTAAGAAAAAAGGCAAGTGGAAGTTTTTTATAGCACCTAGTGCTGAAGACTTTAAAGGTTTACTATACCCGTTACTAGGTAAAGGAACTAAAGGTGATGCTGACTTACAGTTTTTTAAAGATGTATTGTTTGATCCATACTCAAGAGGTGTAGCGCAAATGAATAGCATGGCTCAAGGTTTGTCTGTAGATTATAAAGCGTTAAACAAGTTAATGCCACAAGCTAAGAAAAAATTAAGCAAAAAAATACCTGGAACAGAGTTTACATATGACCAAGGTGTTAGAGTATACATGTGGACAAAGGCTGGTATTGAAATACCTGGTATATCAAAAACAGATGCTAAGA